ACAAGTTTACATTTATAAATGCGGCCGGGATCCGATATGAACCCAGTACAGAGCAAGATCTGATAGAAGCGGTGAATGATCTTCATGAGGCTAGGATGACGTATCCGAATTGATAAATTTTAAAAACATTTCGAACAAGTTCTGGCAATGTGTGGTCGAAAACCGTTGTGCTGATGGCAGCAAACGGTTTTGGAGTGGTTAGGATACGATAACGAGAAAGAAAAAGATAACAAAGCATCTTTTATTCAACTTTTGAAGGCGTACGTGTTTTCATTACTTGTATGAGTAATGAAATGTTGTTTATACATCTACTACAGGTTTTTGGTTCATAGCTATGAATGTGCTCTTAGCAGCCTTGTATCGTTCATCCAATTTGTCATCGTTTTTATTTACGGAACGGTTTTCAGCCACACATCACGGCGCATCTGAAAGTGAAGCGTGTATTCGCAATACTTCTCGCTATCGTATCCTAGCCACTCCAAAACAGTTGTGCTGATAGCAGCACAACTGTTTTCGGCCACACATTGCTTGAGTTCATGATGATCCATTTCTAATGCTCGATCTGGTATGCGTTTAAAAGTTTGATAAAAGATGCTTTGTTATCATAATCTTTCTCGCTATCGTATCCTAGCCACTCCAAAACCGTTGTGCTGCTATCAGCACAACGGTTTTCGGCCACACATTGCCAGAACTTGTTCAGCATCATCGTGTCGATGTAAGTCTTGTTTATAAGTCAATAAACGGATATTTAGATTGATTATTTATAGATGGTGTGAGAAAAATGGATAGATTGTTTATTTAAAATAAGATGTATGTTATATAGATGTATATGTAGTGTGATTATAATTAAATCTGATTAGTCATGAAAGATGATCCTGCGGAATTCGCCAGCGTCATGAACCTGATCCTTCCTCTTGAGAGCCAGTTTCCAGTGGACAAGGAGTTCACAAAGACCTACTTCAACCCCAATGGAATCATCAAACCGAACATGGTAGAAAGCATGATAAATAAGACAAAGGGTAGGGTATCTTACCTGAAATCCATGACATCTGATGTGAAGAAAGTTTTTGAAGGACGTAGGGTGGGTAACCTGGAACATTTCATTGTTTATCCAGGTATGATGAGCGACTTCCAGAGTCGAGCGTATATGGAGGCGTATGATAAGGATAGGAGCGAGAGGAGTATTTTTATAAACTCGCGTCAGGCGTCGCTGTTTGTGTTTCCGGATGGGTCCTACGGAACCAATGGTTTTAATAAATATATTGTGAAAAGAAGGGATGAGGCTCGAACCGTTGGGCGTTTGGTTCAGCGCAGAAAGTCGTCGACGACCTCATATCTTCTTTCTCCTGAACTAGTCAGGGTCATCAACAAGAACCTATCAAACCTGGAGCGTCTCAGCACGAAGTTTGCTGAGACGATCAAGACGATTCTTGACTCACCAAAAAACACGCTGGTGTATTGCGAGTACGTCAACGGGGGTGGTTGCATTCTCTTTTCGAAGATCTTGGAGCAGTTCGGGTTCACGCAAGCTAGAGGAGATGAGCGGACCAAAGGACTCCGCTACGCTCTACTAACACATCAGACGACCAGTCAGAGGAAAGTCCAGCAGCTTATCAACAGGTTCAACAAGGACGACAACGCGGACGGGGAGTACATATCGGTAATCATCGGGAGCAAGATCATCAGCGAGGGGTTCACATTCAAGAATATCAGGAAGGAATTCATCTTCACACCCCACTGGAACTACTCAGAGACTGCGCAGGTAATAGCAAGAGGTTGGCGCCTAGGATCGCACAACGCACTCGTATCACGGGGAGAGAGCAACCTCGTCGTGAAGATATACCAGCTTGTGTCCATGCCGGTGGGAGGCACGACGTCAATTGACCTGGAGATGTACGAAACGTCTGAGAAGAAGGATGTAGCGATGAAGCAGATAGAGCATATCGTGAAGGTGAACGCATTTGATTGCCCCCTCACCGTGGACAGAAACAGGGTCGTCGGCTACGACGGGATGAGGGAGTGCGACTACATGGGCTGCGACTACCAATGTGAAGGAAAAATAGGCACCATATCTGACATCTCCACGAACAACTTGTACTATACCATGATCCATATTGTAGAGGATGGGATGCGGAGGTATTTCAGGAACAACTTCCACATTGATGTAGATGATCTGTATAATATGTTTCCTCAACTGGATATATTCGAAATAATCCAAGCTGTCAAGATGTTCATAGACAAGGATGTTCAGTTCTTTAATAAATACGGTTTCCCTGCTTACCTGAGGATCCAAGGTGATATACTGTACATATCGTCGGACGCGCGTGTCGCAAACAACGACAGGTTTGCGGACTACTACACCAAGAACCTCATCATCCAGAATGGGGACTCGTTCAAGTACATCGTCAAGCAACTGTACAACGAAGAAATACCAACATTCATTGAAAACATATTCAAGTACCCTGAATACTTGAGGACCACCATCTCGACTCTTCCTGAGTTGGTGCAGAGGGAGGTCCTCATGGCAAGCATACAGGCAGACATCATGTGTATAGAGAAGAACCGAGACACCCGTAAAAAAATACTTACTTTCTTCAAGGGCTTTTACGATAAGATAGATGACCGGTGGGTTGTCTGGCTCTACAAAGAGACGTTAGGCATCATGTGTATGCACGATGGGCTGAGGTGGGTCAAGTGTCACAAGCAGGAGTTTGACGTGATAGACAAACACATCGCAACGAAGAGAGCCGAGATGATCAAGTCCCCCATAGGATTCTACGGGCTCTACAACCCTCAGCTGAATGAGTTCTGCCTCAGAGACATCAGAACGCTGCAGCCAACGGACGACCGGAGGAAGATCACCATAGGTCGGCGATGCACAGACTGGGACCAAAAGACTCTGGTAGACCTGATCGTCCGTAAGATGAAGATAGAACCACCCTCAGACTTTATGCAGGATATAGACCTACCTGATTACGACACTTTGTCGCGTAGGGTACAGAAGACAAAGCATAGTAAGCTACCAGACGACGTACAGAACCTGGCGGTGATGCGCAGGTTCTTGTATTGGATCAACAAACCTCGATTGGACATATGCCAGAAGATTCATAACTGGTTGCGATCCAATGACCTGGTTGAAGAAAACTTTGACTGTGGTACACAAAAGAAGAAGCGGGTCAAATTTGCACAGTAAATGATATGCTGAAAGCGTTTCTGTTCTGGTTGAAGATAAAATTCATGAGCACTAATGGTTTAACAGGACGTGTGCGAAAAGAAAAGATGGAATTTGAATTTGATACCCTCGTAGAATTCTTCTCCTCCCTAGCGTACGCAAAGAGCTCGTACCCTACGAGCGCCACGTACATCAAACACCTGAAAAAGACATCCATAGACAAAGCCAAGGAAGTCGAACAATTTAAGAGGTTCCTCGTAGACAACCAAGCAATTGCTGAGAAAAAACTAACCTCCCCCTACTTCAAAACGGGAAAGGCATCAGTCACCCTGGCGATGAACGAATTCATCATTCCAGGGCATGTTGACACCTTCTGGGACAACATCGTCAAGGTCGAGCGAACTCTGTTTCCCGACGGCAAGCCGGCCAAGATGGAAGTCGCCGCCGCTGGTATCACTGGAGCCATGGCCGCGTTCCAAGACAATCCAATCATGGCCGATGTCATTGAACAGGTCAAGACAATGGGTGACTTTGACGATATCACCGACGTTAACGCCCTCATGGCCAAACCCGCGTTCAAGAAAATGGTTAACAACATCAAGACGAACCTGCTGACCGGTAAGTATAGCATCAAGGACCTTACCGGCACCGTTGCCAGCGTCATCGGTAGCGTCCAGCACGAGCTCGACGATGAAACCAAAAACACGCTCAAGGTAGTCACAGACACCATGGGAGCAGTTGAACGCAATGAGCCCGTGGATATCAACAACCTAATGAGTATGGTCAATGACCTCAAGCTCGACAACATAGGTAAATAACCCCTACTCTGTTCTGTTACCCTCGGGTAACAGATTCAATCACGAATAGGTAATACGCAACATCGAGCCGCCTTTGTCGTACCCGTACATATCCTTCGCGTCAGATAGCGACATCTCTCGCTTCTTAAAACGCCTGTTGATGTAGTTGTGAACATTTACAAAAAAACTAAATAGGTTTTCTCTGGACGATGTTACACAGTCTAAATCTACCCCCTTCAGAAATGAGAAGAAATGCTCCTTACAGTTAACGCATGGAATGAGCAATGGTAGGTTGGCAATGAGCTGCTTCATGCCTTCTTGAACGAAGACTTTCGGTCTGTTAGGGTACGTTGTTGTCGCGTTGTGTATCGTGAACCAAAACGCTGGACCGAACGCATCAGGGTCATATGAAGATCCATGATTTGCTATCGTCACCCTGAGGTCAATTGGTTGCTGATAAAGTTCATTGGCTCTGGCATACATTTTAATATACCGATTTTTTTATAACCTCCAGAGGTTATAAAAACCGAATCAATTGCCCATGTTATAATTCCAGTACATGGTCGAATACCCCTGTCGTCGTTTGATGCGCGATGCATATGACAATGCCGCTGAAATTGGCCTTGATCGTATCGATGACCTGTTCCGTGGATTCCTGATCGAGAGAAGCCATGCATTCATCGAGCAACAGCATCCTCACATTGTTGATCTCCGCCAACGCAATGGTGAAGGCTAGGATCACACGCGCCAGTTCACCTCCTGACAAATTCTGAAGATCGCTGTCATGCCCATTCTGCATGACATCCACGTTCAGCCTCACACCGTCAAAAACCAGCATCACATTGATATCGTCTACAAAACTGTCTAGATAAATCTGAGCGTGTAGGTTGATTTCCTCAATTACCTCTGACACAGCCATCTTCTCCGCAGTCTTGATGATCTCCTGAAGCTTGATCGCCCGGGGGTAGCTCTTGTTGAGGTCAGCCTCTATCTTAAGGAGGGTCTTCACTTTGTTCCAATACATCACTGACTGCGCAGACTTCTTATGTAGTTTCAGATTGTTGACGATTTCTATGCTGGAAGCTATGCGCTTCGACAAATCATCAGGCTCGTGCTTTATAATGATGTTGGTTAACATGGATTCCTTCTCCTTCCTCTCGTAGACGGCCTTCATCTTCTTGCGGAGGGAAGACTCGGTCGAATCATCGTAGTCGGGACGCTCTACCTTCAGGGACGAACACAGGGTCTTTTGTTTCGAGTATGCTTCATCATCACTCTTCATCTTGAAGATGCTGTCCAGTTGTTGTTGCGCGTCTTCGAGATGTGGGTACTTTGCTCGTAGAGTGTCCAACTCAGCCGTTTTCTTTTCCAGATCCTCCACGCGCAGCTTGGCTTTCATAAGGCGCTCATCCAGGCGCTTAGCCTCCTCGATAGTAGTAGTTGTTGTGTTACTTTTACTTTTCGAGGCGCTGGTCAGGATGAGCTTGTTGCACCACATGGCTACGTCTGTTGAACACGAGGGACATGTCATGTGCACCATCGAGGCCTCGATCTGTTTGTTCAGTTTTTCGATCTTAGACCGATATCTATTTAGTTCGGTCACCTCGGTCTCCAAGTCTATTATGGTTTTCATGTCTTTGATAATAGCTTTCATCTCGTCCTTCGACATACAGCTTGGTTTGTGGAGCTTGCCCAGCCTGTTCTTCTCGTGCTGGTAGCGTTCCCAGCCCTGTCTGTGTGTGCTGATGCGGCGTAGCTCTTCGTCGAGGGCGTCCACATCCTCATTTATGAGTGGCATGCTTGCAAGCTGTCGTCTGAGCTCATCTTTTATTTTGATTAGGTTTTTAGTGTCGCTGAGCTTACTCTTGAGCACATCGATGTTTCGTTCGTTTTGTGATATTTGATGGTTGTACTCGTCTTCGGTTAACGGCGCCGCCTCCATGAGATCGTTGTCGACCTTGTCTATCTTAAGTTCGTGAAGCATCTTCTCAGTCGTCTCCCGTTGACGTGTAGTGAGCATCATATCATTCTTGCGGCTCTTGACGAGTTCCTTGCAGTTGTTGATGAGCTGGTCTACGTTTTCGTCGCCGAACGCCATTTTCTCGATGTAGCGCATCTTGTCCATCGGAGTCATGAGGATAAATGTCCTATTGTAGTCCGAGCGCTGGGACATGTAACCTATGTGGTATTGGGGAAACAGGTCGTCGATGTGTGCTTGGGCTTCTTTATCTTCGAGCGTTGTTCCGGTGACCGTCACCACCCTCAGGCGATTGGGACGCTTGGTCCTGACGATGGTGATCGTGTCGATGACGAGCGTGACGCCGCACGAGGTCTTGCCATAGGTAGGTAGCTTCTTGCCCTCTCCGGTGAGCGCGAACATGATGGCCATAAAGATAGTGGTTTTGCCTTGGCCTGACTTGCCCGATATCAGAGACATCTGTTTGTCAAATGTGAACTCAGCGGTTGCGAACTTTCTGAAATTTTTGAGTATCAGTTTCATCAACATTTTACTTATAAACGATCTCGTTAAATATGAGAAATCAATTTATCTACAAGGGTTTGGGTATAAAATGTTCAAAGTCGTGACAAAACATACGGGTCGCTTCAAGTCCTTGTTTGAGGTCATTTTTCAAAACATGACCACCGCAGATTTCACAATCGACAAGACAGGGATGTTCTTGGAGCACCTCACCACTCAGAACCTGCTCATTTCGGTCTTCCTGCCTGCTGACAATTTCGATGAGTATATATTTGACGAAGAAGAGCCTCTTCACATTGGGTTGGGGCAGCACATCAACAAGGAGTTCTTCAAGTCAGTCAAGAACAAGGACATCATCACCATGTCTATCACTAAACCGAACACGTTCGAATTTGAGAAGTCTTCTGATGAAGACTCGGTCCAGTCGCTCTCTGTCAAAATACAGGACACTCAAAACATCTATCCCATCGAACATGAGACATTTAAATCTAAACCTGTACTCATCGCCCACAACATCTATACCGACTGGTGCAAATCTATCTCAAACACGACTACCATTGACGTTACTAAGAACATGGGGCAGATCCAGTTTATCTTCGACACGGGGCGCTCTGTCAAGACGTTGAAATCGGGAAAGGAGGACACGAACGATAAGGAGCTTGTTTATCATCAATATTACTCAGAGCAGTTCACTAGGATCAGTAAAATGAGTTCGTTTGTGTCTGAACCCATCGAGATCAGACTTGAGGGTGAGAAACCCCTCTATTTCCTCTGTAAGAGCCCCATCGGCACAATGAAGATCTTTATGTACAAGACGAAAGATGAATAGAGTGTGTAGAGTACCTTGGCTTTGGACATACGAGGATAGTTGATTTTAGGGGCTAATTAAACATAAAAAAGAACAAACACGCTATGGAAATACATGCAAACAAAGAGAACAAGAACGAGAAGTTGGTCATGTTCTCCTCAGGTTACCTTAGTAATTTTTACAAGTGCTCTTTTGAAGTTGATGGTATAAAATTCACATCGATGGAACAATATTTTCATTACAAAAAGGCTCAACTATTCGAAGATGAATCATCGATGAAGAAAATTCTAGCGAGCAATAAACCAGCAGAACAAAAACGTTTAGGTAGAAAAGTCAAAAACTACAACGATGAGATATGGTCTCGAGATTGCTTTGAGATCATCAAAAAGGGGTTATATGCCAAGTTTACGCAAAACCCCGAGTTAAAGGAACAGTTGCTTTCCATTGCAAATGCACGGTTCGTAGAGGCCCGCCCTGACAAGAGGTGGGGTATCGGTTTATATGCCAACCACCGTGACGCAGCATCACCTTCGAAATGGGCAGGGAAGAACCTATTAGGTCAAGCGCTAGATGATGTACGTGATATTTTGAAAAGACAACATGAAAACACAAGTGATAAACCTTGCACATGCATCTGCACCTGTAAAAATTAGTTTGCACATTTCATGTTTCATTACCTTTCGAGGTAATGAAAGTTAGTTACTGTTTTTTCGTCTCCTTGTCCATCTTCTCTATTTCTTTTTTTAGTTTGCGCACATCAGCTGAGATCTTTTTGTTACTAGGCCGTGCCCGCCGATAGCTACCATCGATACTGTCATGCTCCTCATCCGAATCATCAGAGGCGTTGAACGAGTTCGCTCTATGCAGCCTGTCACGCTGACGCCTCTTCATGGAGATCAATTCCTTCACATTCTCTGAAATCTGAAGATTATCGAGATCTTCTTCATCACTCTCGATACTTTCACTTTCGGCACTCTCGCAATAAAGGTATTCGGTTACCTCTTTCTCCTGGCTCTTGTTAAATTGCCACTCCTGACGATTCTTGATGTATTTGCCGTTGAAGATGTCCTCAAGATCATGGTGATCTGGGTCTGCTTTGATGTAGAAATACTGTGTGTCCTCCTTTTCACTCATTTTGTTCCACTATGAAGCATCATAAGTCTCTATTTTATTCATTCTATAACATGTGAATCACTATCAATCAAACTTGAAATATAGTATTCCAAGTATATGAGAATAACAAATGAATACCAATATGGAGCGCAACACAGCACAACAACTTGCAGACGAGGCCTATGAGACTGGCAATCCCATTATGAGTGATGCACTGTACGACGCCACATTTGGCGATACATCTACGCATCATAAACTAGATCTGAAGAAGGGACCTACATCACTCCCAATCTGGATGGGGTCGCTCGACAAAAAGCGCAATGAAAAGTCGCTACAAGCGTGGTTAGACAAAGCCAGCACCGATAAGTTCGTCATCAGCGCCAAATTGGACGGTATAAGCGCGCTCTACGACCCATATGACAACAAACTCTATACGAGAGGTAATGGACAAGTGGGTTGCGACATCAGCAGGTTCATCAAACACCTGGACCTCAAACAACCTAAGATAGCAGGAAAAGCAGTATTGGACATCATGATCGATGCTATACCAGAAAATATGTGGTCTGAATCTGAATCCAAGGTGTATGTAAGAGGCGAACTGATCATGCCAAACAGTATATTTGAAAAAAAGTACAAGAAAGACTTTAAGAACCCGCGAAACCTTGTGTCTGGTCAGTTTGGAAAGAGTGTGATAAACAAGAACATCATCGCGGACATATCTTTCGTGTATTATGAGGTCATAATCTCGGATAACAATATCCAGTGTCCAATGGCTGATCAGCTTTATGGAAATAATCAGTTGCCTTGGATTGAGATCACGCGCTCGGACATAAGTGTGGACTCGCTCACAACGCTTCTTGATGAGTGGAAGCAGAAGTGTGAGTTCGCAATAGATGGTCTTGTGGTGACTGAGAACCGAATGTACACGCGCAACATGAGCGATAACCCCAAATACTCGATCGCATTCAAAAAAGAAACCAATGTAGAGCCGGCGGCTGTGACCAATGTTATTGACGTTAGCTGGAATGTCAGTCGGTGGGGGTTTCTCAAACCAGTTGTCAACATAGAACCTGTTCATCTCTCGGACGTCACGATCAAGAAGTGTGCCGGCCACAACGCCAAGTATATATTAGACAACAAGATAGGTCCAGGAGCCCAGATCATGTGCGTGCGGTCAGGAGAAGTGATCCCGTACATCGTGTCTGTTGTGAAACCAGCTCCAGTTGATGTGACGCTGCCCAGCTCGACATGGAAGGGGAGGGATCTCGTTAAGGAGGATTCGAACAATGAGATCGAGATCAAGACTCTTACCAACATCTTCTCGAAACTGGAAGTCAAAAATGTAAACGAAAAGACGATCAAGAAGATGTATACCTGTGGACTCAACACTTTGCCAAAGATGTTGAACTGCACGAAAGAAGATCTACAACCCACATTCAAAGACAAGTCGGCTGATCGTATCTTGAACGAGATAGGGGCTCTGAAGAATAGGTCGGTGAAGGTGTCATCCTTGGTTGGTGCAGCAGGTGTTCTCGGGTTCGGTCTCGGCGTTAAACGGGTAGAGAACCTGTTTTCACATCTCCCCACGCTCAGGTCTGGGGACTGGGAGACTCTACCGACAGTAGATGACGTCTGCGGGGTGAATGGGTTCTCAAAGAACATGTCTGAAAAGGTGGTGCGGTGTTTCCCAAATATGACAGCGTTCCTCCAGATGTGCACGCACAATGGATTGCAGCTGGACATGGGACACTTGGATGCGCCACTGGATGTGGCCGAACGGACCCGGATCTGTCTCTCGGGCTTCAGGGATGATGGGCTCAAACAAAAATACACAGTCTTGTCTTCTGTGACCAAGGAGTGTCAGGTCCTGGTGTGCAAGTCGTTTGAGAAGGAAACCGATAAGATGAAGAAGGCCAAGAAACTAGGCGTTAAGATGGTCCTCTTGCGTGACTTTACGGAATCCAATTTATGTTAGTGACTATGGCGACATGGTCCATAACCCCCCGGGGTTATGGATTGATTAGGTACAGAAGTAGTACCATATAGTACCCGCGATGAAACCAATGAGGAGCGCCCAGGCCCAGTACAATTCGACCATAAACAGTAGGCCAAAGACTATGAGCATAACCAGGAAGGATACGAAGATAGTTCGTGAGTTTAGGTCTTCGTCAAGAGAAAAGTTCTCTCTACCGAACTTCTTGCCAATGCGGAATCCTTTTCTGAAGCAGTTTAACGACACATCCTTTTCACCACAGTACCGATTCGCCCGTTCTGTTTGTGATCCACGATAAGACATCATTTCACTAATTTTACTTTAGAAAAATAATACATGTAACACTCAGCTTTTCTAGTGAGATCTCACATTTCCTTATCACGTTGCATGATTGCAATATGCTTTATACTTAAGTCATCCAACTCGACTTAAGAAATATCAACCATAACACAAAGACGAAAATGGTAAAAGAAGAGAATGCCCGCTACCACATTGTGAACAAATTCGTTGTTTCATTTCTGAACACGAGCGAGTTCGCTACACCCGAGTTGATCCAGGAGTGGAAGAAAAATGCGAACAGGCTCAAGAATGCCCTCAGGAAGACAGACAAACCACAACTCCCCACAGGCGTAAGGAGCGCATACATATACTACTGTGAGATGATGCGCCCCATCATCAAGGAGGAAATGCGTGTGGAGACTGGACATGATAAGATCGACATCCACAAAGTCACATGCGAGCTTGGGCGCAGATGGAGACAGTTCAAGCAGGCCCCCGATCCCGACATGAATAAGAGGATCACTGAGTTGGCAAATTCAGACAACAAGCGCTACTACACCGAAAAGGAGGCCATGCAAAAAAAGAAAAAGCCACACAACAACAACCACCTCACTTCCATGTACCTCTTCTATTCCAGGGAGCTGCGTGAAAAGAATCCAAAGATCACTATGTCCAACATCGCCCTTCTATGGGCATCCAATAAGCACGACGCCAAACTGGCTGATCGCTTCGAGGCTGCCAAGAAATTATACCAAGAACAGAAGGAGCGTGACCAACGTGAGGAAACAAGCGTGTGAACAAATATCAGCCGGTCATACAAACGTATGAATGGGTCCATCCCCTCTATAACAAAATAATCGTTATAGAACTACTACTATAGCCTTCAATAGTATAATTTGAGATACAAATTGGTAAGCTTGTCGTTTGGTCGGACCAAATTTAACATTATATCATAATAATAAAATGAATGTTTGTGATAAATGGAAACGGAACAGGTTAGTAAACCCTAGAACCAATCGTAGGATCAGTCCTGCAGGTAAAGTATATAAAAACCTCCAGACCGAATGCGACTCTCGTCGTCGTGTCTCCTCCTCTAATGCACCCAAACCCAATTACTCACCAAAATGTCTCGAGTGGTTTAGCAACACCGAGGTCAACCCATACACATATAGAAAAATAAAGCCAAATGGACCGGTCTTCAATAAACTTCTGAAAGAGTGCGGATCACCTCCACGACGTCTATCTCCACGACGTCCAGTTTCACCTCGACGTCCAGTTTCACCTCGACGTCCAGTTTCACCTCGACGTCCAGTTTCACCTCGACGTCCAGTTCCAGTTTCACCTCGACGTCCAGTTTCACCTCGACGTCCAGTTTCACCTCGACGTCCAGTTTCACCTCGACGTCCAGTTTCACCTCCACAACGTCCACGACGTCCAGTTTCACCTCCAGTTTCACCTCGACGTCCAGTTTCACCTCGACGTCCTTCACCTCCACAACGTCCAGTTTCACCTCGACGTCCTTCACCTCCACAACGTCCAGTTTCACCTCCACAACGTCCACCAGTTTCACCACCATCACAACCACCATCTGGTGGTTCAACATATTATTCACTTCCAAGAGATGATGTTGGTTCAACATATTATTCACTTCCAAGAGATGATGTTGAACCAACATATTATTCACTTCCAAGAGATGATGTTGAACCAACATATTATTCACTTCCAAGAGATGATGTTGGTTCAACATATTATTCACTTCCAAGAGATGATGTTGGTTCATCATATTATTCACTTCCAAGAGATGGTTCACAGCCACTATCTGCTGCTCCTTCATCTGTTGGTTCTCCTTCATCTGCTGGTGGTTCTTCACTATCATCTGCGGGTTCTCCTTCATCTGCTGGTTCTCCTTCATCTGCGGGTTCTCCTTCATCTGCGGGTTCTCCTTCATCTGCGGGTTCTCCTTCATCTGCTGGTTCTCCTTCATCTGCTGGTTCTCCTTCATCTACTGGTGGTTCTTCACTATCATCTGCTGGTTCTCCTTCATCTGGTTCTCCTTCATCTGCTGGTTCTCCTTCATCTGCTGCTCCTCCATCTGCAAGTCCAGCAAGACCACCGCCAACAATGCCAGCAATATATGAACCACCGATCGAAACACCGATGACTATGTGCTCAGTAAATATATCCAAGGAATTTTGCGACAAGTGGAGATCAAACCCGAATATGAACCCTAAGACAGGACGTGCGATCAAGAGCACAGGAGCTATATATAAATGGTTGGACAATAGATGTACACAATTAGACAAAGTCTTGGAATATGAAGCCCAACCATCCGTAGAATTACCTTCTCTAAAATTAGAAACACATCCATCTAAGTGGTCGTCGTGGTTTAGTGAACGTCTTGAAAAGGGACGTCGTATTAAAAGCTTGATCGAGGCATTCGACTCAAATCAATGGCAAATATGTATGTCTGGAGATTTTGCACCTATATTTAGATCAAAATTTAAAACCGTTAATAAGATTGGTGATGGAACATTTGGGGAAGTGTACAAAGCTATAATTGAAGACAAAGAGAACAATGAGCTCGAACTCGTGGTCAAAGAAGCGTACCTTACAGACCACGAAGAAAAGTCGATAAGGAGAACATTACATAACAGGAAGTGGGGTGAAATCAAAAAGATTTCGTACCCGCGAGAGAACAGAGTCTTAGATCTCGTCAACCAACTCTTACTAAGTCACCGCTGTCCAAATTTTTTGTATGTCTACAACTTTGCCATGTGTGTAAATTGCAAAATAAACCGCTGGACCAAGACCTCAGGGTCTTGTTACGTAACGTTTATGGAGTTGGCAGATATGGATTTTACCAACTTATTTAATGGAATTAATCAAATGGTGCAACTAAGCATTTTGTTCCAACTGTTAATGGGTTTATACGCTATCCATCGTTACTATGGCATATGGCACCGCGACATAAAGGCTGAGAATATCTTGATTCAGAAGATCAAACCGGGTGGTTATTTTGAGTATGTGATTGAAGGTAAAAGTTACTATATAGAGAACCTTGGTTTTGTCGCGTATATATCAGACTTCGGCGTTGTAGAGGTGACATCGCCTATCTACTCGTTCCCCACTGGACCAAGACTAATGACATACTACGGGTCAAGGAATGCCGAAGTGATGAAGGCTGATGATGGTCATTTGTATTTTGAACCTATCATAATACCTGGTAGGCCACGTATTTTTTGGGATTCGCAAAAGGGTTGTAAATATGGGACTAATAACCTAATTACAGACACTACAGAGGTATATAATGCGTCGAGGCCTATCGACCTGAACAATATCTGGAAGTTCCCTCCATTTGAGTTCTTTAACGACATACAAGACGTGTTGCACGTGTTTGCGGGTGGGAATCGTATGTGTCAGCCTGGTAGTCATCGCGGTGCCCTACCACAGGTATTAAGACCCTACTTTCAGGATAAAAACGCACTCATTGATATATATAAACTATATAAGATTCACGATTCCGTTAAATACATCTTAGCCAACCAGATGCTCGACTACTTGTATGTAGACTATAAACCATACTCTAAATTGTACATAATAGACAAATTTGTGATGTAACAAAACATTAGATAGAGTTGATATTTCATAACCTTTTGGTTATGAAATCCTCCCTTGTCGTAACTAAACCCAAACCCTATAGAGCGCAACGATAGGTATTGGGGTCCGGGGGGTTATACACCGCGGGTTATACACCGCGGGTTATACACCGCGGGTTATACACCGGGTTTACACCTATGATCTTGATTGAAACACCCTTGCTACCCCAGTCACGGCTCATTTGAACAAGTTTGCACTTATCGCTGTCGTTAAGAGCCAGAACGGAAACGTGTTTCACGTTCTCAACATTCTTGAGCGTGTTTTCGATACTTGTCTCCACCTCATCGGCGGACATCATCCTGAACGGCTTTGGGATTGGACATGACCCACCCTTGCATGCATTTTCATTTTTCTTGGGAGTGCATTTGTATGGCTTTAGTGCGTTGATAAGCTCGGGACTCTCACCATCATAAGGAACAATCAGTATACTCATTTTTGTATCACCAAACCTATACATAACCCATTCAGACCCATCCTAGAGATCGCTAGTTATTTTTTCACCTCCCTGCGTAGCACCTCCCCACTCTCGGTGTAAATAGTAAGGGTCTTGGCGAGCCCCAGTGTTTCAGGTACCAACTCCTCCTGTTGATACATAAGGAAGGGTTTTGCCTCATCAGTGTAACACTCGACGTCGTCGTCGTCGAACACGAACACCCCCCTGATCTCATCTTCGCGCTTCTTCACAATGATCCTAACCTGTTCATCATTGATGTAGTGAACCAATAGGAACCTATCGTTCCCCAATGAGATGGTGGTCTTGTGCCACCATTGTTTTAGTTTTATGGCCTTCTCTCTGTACACAGCCTTGATCAGTGTTTTGATGAAAACGGTTATATATAGAACAGCTAACTGCCAATTTTTAGTGACGGTGTGTAAGGCCATAAACGCGTCAACGTGGTCCTTCATGAGTGGCCAGTAGACATCCTTTACAGCAATTAGGTTGATCACAGTAAATATGTAAAACAACACAGTGACGAACATTTTCTGTTGCAGAGATGACGTTAAGTCCGTTACATCAAATCAAGTGGAGGTGCTGATGGTACCACAGGATAGAGCCTCTCATAGATCGGGTAGGTCTGCACCTCACGTTCATTGAGAGCGGGATAGAGAGATCTTGACCCCCTGAACGATCGTCTAACCGTGGCTGTGTTAGCAGGTTTCGGTTTCGGTTTCGGTTGTGAACACCCTAACAATTGTTCAAGAGCAGCCCCAGACATACTGTCCATGCGACGGTGTCGTTGGTGTGGTTGTCGTGCCAACGGCGTGAACGATGATGTTGGTAGGTGAACGGTGTTCATCTTGTTGCAAGGATCGATTGGCAACATAGTATGAACCAAGCTAATGATCTCGGGGTCATTTGTGCGTTCATAAACTAAATCGGAAAAGGTGAGGCCTCCAAAGAAGGTCTTGAACCAGTTTACCCTCCCTCTGGACACTATTTCTTTGACGAATGCCTTGTCGTTCAGGTTATCAGCGAGTAGTTCGGTGAAGTCACAGTACTTGTACATTAAGTTTACGATCCACTTGTATCGCAGGGCGTCAGGATGAGACGTCAAGAAAGTGAAGATGTTCTTTACGTTGATGTTGCGTTGGTGGAGGTTCTTGAGAATGTCGATAGCGGCTTCTTCTGATGTACATGATAGGAGTGTTTCCTCGTCGTTATTGAAGATGGGATGTTCACATAGAGGACATTGGGGTTTGAAGATGCTGTCGATGCACGAAGCGTGGAAGATGTGCTTACAGAGGAGCTTGCGCCTGTCGTGTCTTATCAGCTTGATCTTGCTTAAACAAATAGAACAGGTTGGTTGGAGTTTCATTTTATAACACTGTGCTAATTATATAACTCTCTACAATCACCACAAGTAGTGATAAGCGAAGTAGGCTGGGTTGTAACACTTACTATGGACGTTATTTCTGTGACGCGCCCTGTATGAAGCACGCCGGTTCGCGTCTCCGTGAATCAGATGAGGATAGAGGTTCAAACCAGTTCTGTCTCTGTAGTTTTCGTAGGACTTGCTCCCAAAGTTGACCGTCCTCTCCCGACCCGTCAACTTATCTTCGAGGATCGCAGCATACATCTTATCCTTTGCTCGAGCCTTCTCGAAACCTAGTAATTTGTAATCACGCTTTGCGTAGCATACCATTTTTATATTGAAAGAAATATGCAAGACCAGAATGGGTTAACGATTTGTGCGCGCAAGAGAAAATGAACTTTGAAAATATCATCGTGTGCGCCATATGTATAGTAGCCATCGCGATCACAGGCTACTTCATGTACACCAAGGTGTCGGCACAGAACCAGGAGATGCTCAAACTCTCCAAGCGCTTTGAGGCGATTGAGATGTTGTTCACAAGACCCCCTCCTCCAGACGACCTGCGCGCCATGTACAAACCAAAGTACAAACTCGATGAACGACCTGTGAATGAGCAACCACCCCACCAACTCGGGTCCCCCCCCTGCGAGTCCGCCATGTGTGACCTTGAACCTCTTCAAATCGATACCAATGAGGATGAGTTGGAACATATAGTGAACGCCGAATTGAGCAAGGTGATTGAGCAAGAACGTTCATCACCCAAGAGACGGCAGATCAAATCAAAAGAGTGAGTGACTATGAATTATTAAAGAATTATTAAAGAATTATTATATTAAAATCTCTGTAGAAAGAGATTTGGATGAAAAGGACTCTAAAGATCAATCCAGTTGAGTAAAAAACATGTTGTTATATTCTAAATTGTACGACTTACTAACAGGCCGCAGCACAAGCAGTGGTAAACCAGCACTAAGATGCACGGTGAAGGAGCTGTACGGTCGCAACGACAAGTTACGATACGTGTACTTCAATACGGAGAACGGCATCCCATGCTTACTATACATATCCTCGAAACACGAAATCAAAATGGATACAAAGAAGTTTCTATCTTTGTCAAGATGGAGGGATAACGAGGTTAATTTCGAAGCTGTATTGGCAGCTGACCCAGATATATCGATCGTGAAGGAGGTGCGCGCAACGTCGTCACCTCGAGGCCTCATTGACCTAATCAAACGTTTGGAACCCTCCCTCAAGGCCATCTCTTACAAAATAGGTATTATCTCTGAGGAGTACCTGTTGGTGCTAGACGAAGACGGGGAGGTGGACGTGTTCTATGCGAGCGGGCCGAAAGAAAGTAAGCTGCTCGTAGTCTTGGATCTCGAGACGCTGTTATTGAAAAACATCATCCCCGAGGTGGAACGAGTCCACAAGAACGTCATCAAGCTCATTCAGGACTCGACTGACAGGTACTGGGACTCGTTGCTCGAGCTCCTCACCAAGTGCCAGCAAATGAAGATCGTAAGCAATGGGAAACTCAACCTACATGGGCTGGGACTGATTGACCAGAGCATGAAGATAGGCATGTCTCATAAGGCCATCAAGTTGGCGCTCGAGTCTTGTTTCGACGATGCGAATTAACACATTCATACCTATCGCAAATATGACTCATGATTCGGTATGCGATCTGCTTTCTAGGGTCAAAGAAACCCTTGAGATGAGACTTACACTTGTCTACTTGTTTTAGGGTTAAAGGTTTTTTACAATTATATTAGATAACATGTCGTACTCATTAACACCTCCCACAACCCCCGATGATGAGTGTCAAGCACCTCAGTTCCCGTGCGCTCTCGAGCTGGTTACGTTTGATGATGTATACCAAGACATCGAATTCAGAGGCCGCAAGACCAAAGACGGGATCAAAGTCAAGGTAGCTGATCTGAGAGATCGTTTCAAACTCAGCGTGGCTTACATGAGGACCGTTGGCATGCACATGTCCGCGTACTCACTACGAGACCTTTATATACAAGACTATAATAGCATTACAGGTGGTCGCAACAGTTGTGACCCATCTCTTTTCTCAGAATACGCCAAAACTCATGAGCTGTTCATCAGCTACAAAGGTATAGACATCCTCGCTCATAACGTACCTAGACTTGTCTCGTTCAGAGATTGGCTGGATAGTAAGATTGTTGACCTTCATTGCTATGAGAAAAACCATCTAGAGGATAGTGAGACTGAAGACATGGACCTTCATCATTGCTATGAGATTGAGATCTACGACCATCTAGAGGATAGTGAGATTGAGATTGACAACCATCTAGAGGACAACCATCTAGAGGACAACCATCCAGAGGACAACCATCTAGAGGACAACCATCTAGAGGACAACCATCCAGAGGACAACCATCTAGAGGACAACCATCTAGAGGACAACCATCCAGAGGATAGTGCGGCTGTTGACCTTCATTGCTATGAGAAGATCGACTACGACCATCTAGGTTGGTAAGAATATGTTTTCTAGCTATTTTTATAACCGATGTAGGTTATAAAAGATACAAAACCGAACCGTTTTACTTCTCCTTGATCTTAATCTTTTGTTCTTGTACTATGTCACGAGTCTTGTTGAGGAGCTGCTTTGTGAATGCCTCGTCGTCAATGCCTCGCGAGAAGAGCATGTGGCGCACATGTTGTTCGTGGTCCTTTGTACTGAGATTGATCTTCTTCTCATGACTCGACAGTTCGATGTAGGTGTTGTCGTCGACTCGAATACCCTGCTCGCGGCGTTCATTGAGGCAGCTCTGAATTTCTTTTACATACTCCCGTTCCTGCTTTCGTAGTTCGTTGATGGTCTTTTGGTACTCTTTGATCTTCTTTTTTGTATGAATCAGAGCGTGGATCGTCGTCTCTATTGTCATCTTTTGAGTACTCCTCTAGTGACTTTAAACCATATGCGTCAATATATATTTGTCTTTCATTTTCTTCTAACTTGTTTGGATGAAGGCCGTCACGCAGCATCAGCCTCACTTGCGTCGCAGCTTCCATGGTGACGACATGAGGATCGGGAGTGTTGGCCTTATCATATAGAATTTCGGCCATCTTTTGATACCGATATAGTTGGTCAGGGTCGAGACGCTTGATAGTCGCCTCAATAGCAGCGTCGTTCCAAAGCGACTGGTCATTGATACGGTCTCTGGCAATACTCATTTTTATATAGTTCAGATACTACATAACTTAATTCACGTACAGACTCAACCCTGTGTCAATTGAAGTGAAATGTAACCCCGAAGGGTTAAATTTCTTTTTCTTAATGCATTACAAGGCCCACTAATCGGAATCGGAATCGGAATCGATGATGACTTTCTTGATGACAGAGACATCTGAGTCAGAGACATCTTCCTCCTCATTGTGAGCATTGATCTTGTTCCTGAAGCGAGCAGGCATGATGATGGTTTGTCGTTTCGAGGGTTCTATAAGTTTGCTGATGACAACTTCGCCGACTTTCACTTGAATTGATGGTTTTTCACCAATGAAGACGCTGTCAATTACAAGTATCGCAGTCGCTCTACACTTGGTATCTCCGATAAGTTTGTCAATAATTTCTTGTTGTTCAATGATTTCAGCTTCCCCATTCTCTGATAGGAGGTAGAACTTTGTCTTCATGAAATTCTGTTGTGTGATAACTTTGGCCCACATATTAACCGAGACACTGCCATCATCACGTGTGAATCGTTTTACGATTTCCATATCATCAACTTTGTTGTCCCATTTCTTATCGCGATTCTTCCCAAGAAGTTTAACCATTTCTGGTTCTTTGATCATATCCTGAATACGTTTGGTGATCGAATCCAGTATTTCGATAGTACCGTCTTCAACACTGATATCAATGAGGTCTTCTTCTGTGGGGTTCTCCTTCTCGCGAAGGGCTTTGTCGATGAGTGTGAATGCCATCTTTGGTGCGCCTTCGTTGTTATACTTAGTAATTCCAGAAGAGAATAGATCTGAGGTCTGGATCTTGAGCATCTTTTTTTTATTATCAGAATACAGATACTTGATGTTTGCATATGCGTATTTTGCATTCGTTGTTGTCGTTGGTGTAATAACAATGTTTTGAACATTTAATTGTTCAAATTGATCTTTATCAGATTCAGCGGAAATAACGTAGTTACCGTAGTTAGACATGCTTTATTCTTTTCTATTATCATCACTTGTCTATAATTCATTTTTTTTTGCATTGCGATTCGGCCTTCAATGCATCACGGTAAAAGCTCGCTAAAGGGTTAGAGAACCAACGCGTTAGGGAAAATGGTTTTCAAAACGATTTCGATCAAGGAATTGAACATAGACTCGATCAGACCCAACACCGATAGTCTCAAGTCGAACTTGGGTGGCTCCAAGATCACCATTATCGGAAAGCCCGGGTCAGGTAAATCTGTTCTCATCAAACACCTCCTCTACGCTAAAAAACATGTTATCCCAGTGGGTCTGGTTATCTCCGGCTCCGAGGATAGTAATAAGTTTTATTCACGGCTCTTTCCAGACCTCTTTATTTATGAGAAATACAATAAAGACGTTGTCAAAAACTTTATCGACCGTCAGAAGCTGGCCAAGGAACACCTGCCGAACGCTTGGGCTATGTTTGTCATGGACGACTGCATGGACGATGTTAAGATATTTAACGACCCGCTCATGCAGGGTCTCTTCAAGAACGGACGACACTGGAACATACTGGCCATCTTCGCGAACCAATATGTGTTCGATTTCAAACCAAACATAAGGACCAACATTGATGGTGTCTTCATTTTCAGGGAACCCAATCATGCCAACCGCGAGAAGATCTACAGGAACTTCGCCAGCATCATTCCCTCGTACGCGATTTTTTGCCAGCTTATGAATGAGCTGACCACCGACTACACATGCATCTACATCAACAATCAGATTCAGAGCAATGAGTGGACTGACGCGGTGTTCTACTTCAGAGCTGACCAAGTCCCCGACTTCAAATTTGGATGTGACGACTACATTCAATTTGCCGAAACGCGTCAGCGTGATGAGTAATATTTTAATATTTTATAACCGGATGGTTATAAAAATGATGGTTTGGTATTAGATGAGCGGGTTTACTTTGATTCCACTATCAGTGCTAGATGAGTCATCATCGTCATAGACGTGTCTACATGTCTTGTTAGGCCAGTACTTTCCCTTTTCGAGGTCTCCCCATTGAGTGATGAAGTGCCGCCTGATGACGCTTCTGTTTGGTATAATGTGGTTGGGACACTCTTCCTTGAACCAATCTTTGAAGTGCGAGTAGAGTGTTGCGGGAGTGAGTTTTGATTCGCTCTTTGTGAAGACGCACTGTTGTTCGAACTGTTTGTAGATGTCGTTCTCTCGCCTGTATGTATCGGTGGCTACCTTAACCTTTTCTGGTTCGACGGGTTCTAGATTCCTTATTGTTCGCCACCTTTGAATGAGGTACCAAGCCAGTGGTTGTGTCATTTTTGGTATTTTGTCTGAGAAGTTTTTGTCCATGGGGAACACCTTCTGTTCGATTTGCTGTTCGAAGTCGTATGGGCACTCACTCTCGATCTTGAAGGTGCTTTCGAATGGGATGACGCGAATCCTGTTCCAGGTAGCCTTGTCGGCATCCTTGATGATGGGGAGTTTGTTGCAGATCATGTGGAGCTTGAACATGGGTTGGGTCTCTACCGTCTCCCTGCCCGTCTGGAACAGGTCGCGGGCCCAGTACGAGTCGTTGCCGGTCAAGGCTTTGAGCGTGCCCGAGCTGATCATCTCGTCGGCGTTGGGTTCGTCCATGACCGCCCACCGCACACCATTACCCGCGCGCGCCATCTCAGGATTTGCGGAGCCTAGATTGGCCTTTTTCCCGGTGAGGAGGGAAGTGCTGAACTTGATAGCCAGCTTTCCGAGCATTTTCTCGAACAGCGTTTGCGTGACCGTCTTTCCATTGTTGCCCTCACCAGTCCAAAATAGTATAACTTTGTTGTGGTTACCTCCAACAAAGACATGACATGCTTGGTCGAGAAAGTAGTCCCGAACCTCTCTATCTGGGAAGACCTTGCAGAAGTAGTCGTCGACCTCGACCACATCGGGGTGGTCGACCGAGCAGTAGTCCATGTACTCAATTGGGATGGCGACCGAGATGTAGTCCTCTGGGTTGCCGTCCCGGAAGATGTCGTTTTCGAAGTCATAGACGCCGTTCTTGAACGCGACTAGGTACGGATTCTTATTGAGGAAATTGTAAAAGTCGCCATTATAGAACTTCTCTTGTGATTCTATCATCACATGGTTTTTGAATGGTGTTGCCTTACATTGTCTGATGAGGTCGCCCACCTTCTTGAGTTGTTTATCATTTTTCTTTGAGTCTGAGTCCTCCTTCAATGTCCCGCATATGTCGCGGAGTTGCTTTATGATGATGCCGTTGTCGTCTGAGATACGTTCGCGGAGCTTGGTTCCCTTGTCGACGGGTTTCCAGATGTGGTCTTTGAATTGGTACCATTCCTTTTTGCTGATTGAGGTGCATACGAATTCATTGCCGTACTCGTTCTTGAGGATCTCGGCCACGTCGTTGTGACATCCATTCACGGCTTCGATGACAAGGTGATGGATCTTTTTATCAATCATCTCCGCGTACTTGTCGGGGCTGTCCTGCTTGGCGTAGTACTTGAGCGTACCGATCGTGTAGTTATTGCGACGCATCTTGTACCAGAACGACAAGCACTCGCTCTCTTTGAATTTTTCGCTCTGTTCAGAGAACTCGAGCCACAGCGAAAAACCATCATCATCTCCGCCACATATCTGCCAGAGACAGTATCCGACACGCAGCCAAGTGGAGCGGTCATCGGCGCGCGAAGCATTCATCATACCAATGAGCTGCTGAGCCTCTTCAAGTTGCTTCTCGATAGAGTCGTTGTCGTATTGCTTCCTCTTGGTCTTCTCCATCTTAAAGATGTTCATGAGCGGAGTTGTGACACTGGGCTTAGGGTTGTAGAAGTACTTGTCTGCCCGATCGTATAGGAAGATGGACAGGATGCGCGGGAGCATCCGTTCCACGTTACCGTTACAGGCGATGTCTTCACTCGACTCACCCGGGTACTTATTGCAGACATAATCGGATAACCCCTCCTCAAGAGTGACCGGACTCGCGTTTTTGAGGAAGCATTTGGTCGCGGTGTAAGGGGAGTTGTTCTGCTTTTTTGATCCGTAGAGCAGCCAGTGGACGTTGATTGTGTTTGTGTCGATGAAGTCCTTGGCGCCGATGTTGTCGAAAAGGCCGTTGACGTGCTCTTTCACCTTGGGAATTATGTATACCTCCTGCACCTTTTTGTCGAGAAACAGTTTGGGAAAGTGGATGTGGAAGCCGTTCTTGATATACTTCTCGCCGTCGATCTCGAACTCGTAGGGCTTCTTTTCGAGCAGCACACAGGTGTACGCAGCGTCTCGTTTGCTTTTGGCGACGTTGTCGAAGTCCACTACCTCGTCGATAGCCTTTTGGTACGCATTGACCACTTCTTTGACTTGCTTGTCGGTATAGAGATGTGGGCGCAGCTCATCTTCTCGAGTAAGTAAGGACTTCTTGACCCTGAGGTCTACGTCGACGAGGATGGGCGTCTCCTTACCTGGGTTTTCGGCCAGGTACATGGGCTTCTTTTCGGAAAGAGAGTTGGTGTAGATGGCCCAGAAGTCCTTCATCTTGGACCCGAAGGCGTAAACACCTCTGGGGTTGCCCATCGACACATGTGTGTGTGTAGGGTCATTGGGAGCCTTCATCTCCCTCAGGAACTCATTGAGGGTGAGGGTTACGTGATTGTTATTACTCATCCTTTTAATATATTAGATTGTTCATCAATAAATCTATTCAATTTTTCCCATCATATGGTTCCTTTCTCATGTGTATATCTATCCTGAAAGATGTGGTTTTACATAACCATATCTTCAATATTAAGTATGGTTTTAATCTTTTCTATCAGGTCCAGTTTGTTATCCGAGGAGACACCGTTGCTCTTGTGCGTCTTGACCCCCATGTCTTTGAGTTCCTTGACCAAGTTGATGCCTCTATTCGCGATTGGTGAACTGAAGACCTCCTCCGTCATGAGGTCATCGTCGTATGAGGAGATCCTGTTCAGGTGTTTAGTATAGTTTTTACGGAGGCACCTGATCACGACGTACCCAGCAGCTCGTAGATGGGCGGGTACACGCGATGTTGCGCTGAACGGATGTACCAGCCTGATGAGGTTGACTACCTCTTCACATTTAGCGTTCCCCACAACTGCCTTGGCGACTTCTTCCACACGCTCGCTCACAATATCTTCTACCAAGAACGTGAGGTACTCTGTCTTTTGGGAGACGGCTTCGACCTGCTTGGATGTCTTGTTGAGCATGATCTGGATCGAGTTATCGTTGTTCGACTTGGTGATCGTGAGAATGTGCGCTACGCGAGCCAGTTTGATGAAAAAGTCTCTGAAGAACTTGTTGCAGATGATGCAGAGGTTCTTCAAACAGTGGCCCTTCACCATGTACATACTAGTACTCTCAGACAATTTGTAGTCGACATCCTTCTGGAACATGTCGAACAGGATCTTCTGATAATTCAGATTGAGGTTGGTGTCCTTGATGATCCAAGTCTCAACGAACGGTTCATCGAGAAGGATCCATGACTCGTCAAAGTCTGGTTGCCAAAAGAGCTTCAAAAATCGAAGATCATCGTCTTTAATATTGAATACCTCTTGCATGTACTGGTCGTTGACATACTGGAGCCTGCGCGGATTGGTAATCAATTGACTTACGGTGTGATACATTTCTTCCTATAGAATAGTTGTCTTTAGATTTAATCAAACCCAATTTGGCAAAAGAAAAAATGACCCTTTTCAAACCCAATTTGGCAAGGCAAAAGAAAAAATACCCCGAAGGGTAACAAACCCGCAAAAGAAAAATGTTACCCCGAAGGGTAAAATTTTCAAACCCAATTTGGCAATGGCAAAAGAAAAAAATGTTACCCCGAAGGGTTTTCAAACCCAATTTGGCAATGGCAAAAGAAAAAAATGTTACCCCGAAGGGTAAAATTTTCAAACCCAATTTGGGCAAAGGCCGAATAATTACTAATTGAATCTTTTACATCATACTACGTTTTCTCTCCGCGTCTTTGTCATTCTTCTTGTACTCTCCGATGAGCTGATTAAGAACAGATGGCTTCTGCATAGATAGGATGTCGTTGATCCTGGTACGAGTAGTATTCTGACGATGATTATCCTTGACAGACTCAACATAGTGATTGTGGATCTGTTTAAGAATCATGTCCTGTTTCTGTGTGATGGAGGGGTCCGCATGACCCTTCGTGATGTACCTATTGTAGTACTTGTTGTAGAGGTCTTTTGCAATTGTCGTCCAAATGTATTCGAGCAGGGGTCGACTGTCGAATTGATACATCCTGCAAAAGTCCGCCAGCATCTTCTGTGTCTGAGAGGTGGTCTGATGGTTGGTTCCATGCTTAAGATTGATAATAGTGTTTTGATAATCAAGCTCGAGAAACCTGAATGAGATGCTTGATGTGTTGCCCCTCAGATCAGAGTAGTACTTGTATTGGTCGTTCAGGATCTTGAAGTGTTTGTCTTGGTGGTCCTTGGACCTCTGAATGGCGATAAAACCTTGAATACGTAAATGGTCGACGCCAGAAAGGGCATCGAGCATATCCTTTACATCGTTAAAAAATATCTCCTTCGGCTTCGGGACCGGAAAACCCATTGTTACATCTTCATCGAGGGAAATGTTGTTCTCCTTGTCAAAGACCCCGATGTTAAAGAAACGAGGCGATGACGTGGTGCACACAATGCGTTCCTCTTTACATGGTTCCAGAAGGAACATGTACTTCTTAGACTTGTCTAAATTGGCCTCGTATGTTTCGTTGAGGTAATTCCTGCACCTCTTCTTCTTCTCTTCCAATGAATCATCATCCTCCTCAAAGAACTCATCGTCGTTGAGCGCCCTGATATTCTCCTGCACCGCATTGGCAAAGTGAAGACCAAATGTGGTCGTCTTTGCCGCCCACTTGCTGTTGAACGCGTCCAAGCGTCGGTTTGTTGAGGTGTACCACTTATCATCGATGTTAAACACCCTGATCAGTGTACCTTCATGCGCCTCAAAGAACCTACACTCATTAAACTGAAAGTCCTGTGGGTTGTTGGTGGTAATAAAATCGGCCGCGGTAAGTTCGATAGAGTAGGGGTAGCCAGTCAAGAATAATTGTTCGCCATTAAAGATGAAGTTGTTCATAACAGCTGTCCGGGAGTCTCTGTTCTCGAAGCAGTACAACTCAATATGCTGTCGCTCCTTGTCACGATCCGGTTGTTTATTCAACATCTGTTGAATTACCCGCTTATTCATCGACATTGACATTTTGTCTATTACTTTATGCTCATAAATGTGTTTCTCTGATATTCAACTCTACAGTGATCATTTTTCTTATGGATCTTGGAGATTTGTACAAATATATTTATAATGTTTCACAATCGATGCGAGCAACTTCAACTTCTCACGGTTTGTCTGTCCAGATAGCGGTGTGTCTTCTCCAACGTAGAGCTCGTCCACGGGGTATGGCGTTGTGTCGCATTTGATAAGTCGACCAAAGTACCTCATCAGGCGATAGAAAAAGGCGATCTCCGTCTCAAAGAGCTCCGGGTTATACTTTACCCACACACAGAGATGTGAAGGCACATATAGTTCGCAGCAGTCGCAGAACGCATGTGATGTTTTTAGAATCGTCGTCTGTTTCGGTTTGTATGTCTCAATGTAGGGTCTCAGCGGTTCAAAGAAGTCCTCGAGGTTTTCAGTCTTCAATTTGCATTTGAGCGCTCGAATTACCTCAACAAGCCTGTCGATAGTGTTAACATATGATGCCAAGAACGTCGAATACTCGCCCAACGAACGCGTTTCGGCGATGTCAATCTCATCATCTGCTAAATGTGTTAAGTACATTAGTTTTACTTTACTACATGTTTTTGAAGGTAAAATTCAACTGGCGCCGAGAGATATCAAGATATCATGAGTTATCAAGTCATTAATATGGCCTAAAGACAAATTCCTTTTACAAAATGGTAGCCATTTCATCTCCCCCTCCAAACGACATTTCGACCGAACATAGGGTCATCTTGATCGGGTTCGACAGTCAGCGCGTCAAATCAATCCTGGCCGACGATGCTGTCACCAAGCTCGTCATCTTCGACGACGACAACGACAATACCCGGTCCGATTTCGAGAGGATGTACCCTATATATAAAGACCGAATCACCCTCTATGAGGGGGATGTCAAAACCAACATGAACGGATACTATGAATTACGCAAAAAGGAAGGTAGCCTAGCCATGCACCGAGTGGAAGTGCATAACAACAACCTCCTAAAATTATTCAAGATTTTGTGAGTAGATCGGGATTTGTAACCCACGGGGTTACAAATTCGTTAGCATATAAAAATGGCATGTTCTAAGATTTCGAGTGCAATATGGGATTGGAAGAAAGGGGAGCAACCCACTATTAACTTAGCTGGTGCTAAAATTCAAATGAACTACTTTTCGTGTGGGACTTATTATTTTGACGGCGAGTACCAGATCGTCAAGTTTCCGAAGGGTATGCAACTCTATCATGGCTCGGCTGCTCTCGCCAACGCGAACGTCGAGTTCCCAGCCGGTATCAACTTCTACACACCGCATAAGGTAAACACCCCATCAAACATCAACAAGACCGCGCTCATCAAGACCCTCGTGGAACAACCCGACGAGAGCATCGAATTTGAGACAACCAAGTTCTTAGGAGTGTCTCCCGCCTGGTTTGGAACACCCAACACAGCAGAGCTGTACTCCCTCCAACACCCTTGCCAGGGCAAGTGTATCAACGTCTACGAACTGAAGAATGACTGCATCTTCTTCATCCTCGATAACAACTTTAACATTTGGCGACTGCTCAACGACCCTAACATACCGGGCGACAAAAAAGAACAACTAAGATTCATGTTCAACCTGAGCGTCATAGAGGCAGACTACTCAGAGACAGAGTTCGCAACCATCAATATCAAGCACAAGAAACGACGATCCTTCAGAAATGTGGACATCCCTTTCACGGACTGGCTGTGCACCTACCTCCCACAAGATTATGCCGGTTATGCGGCCAACACACCTGTCGAGAAAAAACTAAGCTATTTTCACCTCGAGTTCATGTTCTGCAACCCTCTCAAGTGGCTCAAGAGGAATATGAGCAACGCCCTCGACTGGCAGCACTTCAACATGAAGGATGCCCCTGTGCAGATCACCCAACTTCTCGACCAGATGACGCTCTACAAATCCATCAACGTCGACTTCCACTCAGGCAACCTGTTCGAACACTCGATCTGGTCACTCCTCTTCGCCGAACAACTCGTCCTTAACACCCCTAAGTACGGCATACCGGACCCAGACATCCAACGCAAAATCGCAGCAATCGCATTTATACACGACATCGGTAAGATGCAACCAAACAGCGGCGAGGGTGTCAAAAGGAGCCACGACTATATATACTTCTCAATCACCAACCACCCCAAGATCGGCGGTGATTACATACGCGGCACGCGTCCCCTTCCTATCCTCGACAAGAACATGAAACAAATCGGGACCTTCAACATAAACGACCTTCTGCGGGAATTGGGATTCATAAAAGAAGACACCCCCGTCATAGCCAAGATCATCGACCTCCACTGGGAATTAGGAAACTACATCCAGAGATGGCAAGGACATGATGATACTGATACCGTGGACGCGTTTATAGACCACGTAGGCTCGAACGAATCGTTCACCTTCTTCTACACACTTATCATCGTGTCCATCGCAGACATTCTCGCCAGCCAGCCATATGGCATGAACAACCTAACTGCCGAGCTAAACCACCACTCCCGATTCTTCCCATTCATCAATAACGTGCCAAAAAAGTACAGGGGAGGAGACCTCGCCGATGCGACAGCAGAAAAACGCAACTTATTCACAGAGCGCATCCTCAACCGCGTCATCGACATACATAAAAAAAATGACATGATGACTGTATCAGCTGCTGTCTAAAGGTAAAATTAACGATATAAAATGGACAGAAAACACTGCGTACTCTTGTACTCAAAGTATTCACAAGCATCAATAGACCTACTCGCATACATCAAACGTCTACCTCTCGACTTTCCCAAAATTACAGGTATGGCCATTGTCTGCGTCGATAACGACGACTTCAAGGAGGTTCTTCGAAAGAACGGTGTCGAGTATGTTCCCACCCTGTTGGTCGAGTACTACAAAGGATCCACCCCCAACCAAATCAAGCAAAAGTTTGAACAAGATTACATCTACATGTGGATAGACCAAATCATGCAGGCGTTGCAGGCCCATCCAGAACATCCAGAACATCCAGAACATCCAGAACACCCAGAACACGCAGAACAATATCCTCAGAACAGGACGTTGTTGGATATTAGACCGGATCCGAATGACGACATTACTCAGATGAAGAAAGATAAGGTAGACATAACCTCTCTGGCACAACAGATGGCCAAAGACCGCGACTCGTACATATCTGAAACCACCCCAGATCATCAAAAGCAAAAGAGGGGTCAATCATCAGATTAACACCACCCATATACCTAGAATGCAGTATAGGGACCAAGTCATACCAAGTCAGGTATGAATGGGTTAATAATATCCTAGAGCATGAAAATGGCTGATCAAATTAAACAACTGCCCTCGGTTCAAGAACCTCCCTCGGACATTGATATCAACGTGATGCGCGAACTCTTTGGTGATGGAGCCAGTGTAATCAAGTCGCTGCAATTCAAGAAGCTCATCATCCCAACCGTCATCTTCATTGTGCTCAGTCTGCCGATGGTCAATAACGTCCTCAAGACCATGTTGCCAGATTCTGAGATGCTTCTTATGTTTGTGAAAACACTCATCTTCCTTGTTGTCCTCGCAGCGGTCCAACTCGTGAGTATATGAGTATCATTTGCGAGCACATAGTTGTAAGCATTAGCTAGCTAAAGAAACATAGAGTATATAAAATGTTCTTGACACCAAACGATTTCGCAATCCAAAACGGTGAACTCGTCAAACTTAACGACCAAGGCTACTCGTTCGTGTTCTTCCTCACGAATGACTGCGTTTATTGTGCCGACGTCAAACCAGCATTCAACTATCTATCCAAAATGATCAGAGGAGTCAACTTTGCGTACATGGACGTAAATCAAAACAACAACAAACTACCCAACATGTCCCTCAGGACCACGTCCCCCATCGAGTACGTGCCACTCCTGCTCCTCTTTGCGAATGGGCGCAAGATCGCGCAGTTCTTCCAAGATGAAGTGAAACCCGAAAACAACATCCAAAAAATGCAACAGTTCATCATCAACAACACACGACCCCAGTCCACACAACAACCCCAGTCCACGACATCTCAACCAAGCAACATACCTCCATACACCATCGGTATTCCAGGCAACCTCGCATCCAGAAAGGTGTGCAAACTCTATGAAAACGCATACATAAAACAGTAAATTAACCCACAGCAAGAACGAACATAGAGACCGAAGATAATAACCCATTCACCTGACTTGGTGTGAAACAGATCGCTTAGATATATATGAGTTAATTCATGAAATGAATAAATAAAATGCTCTTCAAAGTCTTAACTATCTTCGTTATAGTCACCCTGCTGGCAGTACTCTGGTGGCACATCACCACAGGTAACATCGTGTACTTTACCGGTTCTACAATGATCCAGATCCCAAACCCTTTATTTACGACGGGGCGAAAGGACGAGCTGTCCATTGCCCTCAAGTTCCCCATAGTTAGGAATGGGATCGTGCTGTTCATGCGCAGGGCCGACAACTTCCAGATCGTTTATATCCATGACGGTGAACTCGTTGTCAATAACAACAACGACGCGACCCGGTCACTCATCATGACCTCTGATCTGAAGAAGCATGGTTGGCTTAGGTTTGGATTTACGATAGGTGAAGAATTCAAAGACACGCCTGTTTACTTTGGGGGAGCCCCTATTGAGCAGATCCCCATTAACACTCTTATGTACGATGGTCGCGTGATCCAGTTCCCGAGGACTAGGTTGATGGCGTGCACGAATAACTGTTACCTCAACAGTGTCAACCTCAGTGAACTGTTCCAAAAGCGAGGGCTCCGCACTTACTGTTAACGGACCAAGTCGAACCATATATGCCAGAATAGCATATATGAAGAGTGCCTTGCCTTAGTGCCTTAGTGCCTTAGTGCCTTAGTGCCTTAGTGCCTTAGTGCCTTAGTGCCTTAGTGCCTTAGTGCCTTAGTGCCTTAGTGCCTTAGTGAACATACGATCCACTCCTGTTTAGTTTTTCTTCTTCTTGGAAGATAGTCGTCGTCGGGAACATCTTGATGATACCTTTTTCAATGTAGAGCATACGATCGAAACAGTTTCTATATTGATCATCGGTCATGTACCCACCATAGTCTGCTAGGAGGCGCTTGTCGGGTGCTGGATCTATGGTCACCGGTTGCATAATTCCTCTCATGTCGCACACCATGTGAGCCAGGAGTGTGTGGCTGTTCTTGTATATCACGTCCACGCGCTCCCTCTCGTCGATGTAGGCCTTAACGCAGTTGAAGGAACAGAACACCCCTTCGGTTGAGTACGTCTTGGTGTCATGGTGAACATTGATGGGGCAGCCGATTGGTTCGGCGTCAATGAAAAGAGTGCACCACCAACATCTGTAGCGCTTGCCCCGCGCGAAGTTGACCGACGAAGACACGTACTGGACCATCTTCTTTGTCTCCACATCCAAAACTGTGTCTTTGGTGGGCGTGTCTAGATTTGTTACTTTACGTCTGTTCATGTTTATTTTGTCACTGTCGCGGCGCGCCTAAATTCAATTTACCCATTCCCATGACCCCCATATTACCTAATGGTTGTGGTTCGCCAAAATAATTCTATCACCTCTATAAAAATATGAATCAAGTAGTGTTGACAACTGTACTCATCGCGCTTCTTGGAGCTGCGGTATACATGGCTTCTACATGTGGTGATGAGATGAAAGAAGGGTTTTGGATGCTTCCAAGTAGACAGGTTAAGGTAGAAAAGATGTTCAAAGACCCCACCACTCAGGATTTCTTTCAGGTTCCCAACTTCCAAGGTATCCTCAGTCCTCGCTTCTCAAACGTCAATTACGGTTCCAACCTGAGGACGAAGTTCCCCAACTACAATAGGATGGGTGTTCCTCAGGACCCTCTGCAGGAGAACGCTAACCCCCCAGATCCACTCAACTACGCGATTGCGCAGGGGATCCCCGGTAACGAGACATTTGGTACTGGTACTGAAAATTGTATAAAGCCCCCTCGAGACAATTGTCAGCTCCGTACACGTCCAGTATGCGAAGGATATCAAAACCCCCAACACAGCTGGCAGGAAAGCAAGCACTTGGGAGTCCCTAAAATTCCTCTGGATCCCCACAACCCTTATTCAGCATCGTATGCTAACGGGAATTACAACCAAGTCCTAAACATGGCAGTAGGTTCAGGTTCTTCTGATGGATGGCCGACTGACACAGTCGCGGAGCTGGACCACGCTTCTTTTATGACTGAAGATGGAGAGATGAAGCAGCCCATCGTGTATGACAGGTACATGTACGCTAACAGGAACTCAAGACTGCGTGGACAAGGGGATCCCATTAGAGGCGACCTTCCAATTGTACCCATTAGCGGAAACTGGTTTATCCCTTCTGCTGCTGCGGGTAATAATGTGAACCAGGTACTCCAGCAAGGAGCAATGAATGTTCTAGGTGGTGTTAATAACGAAACCAACAACGCTCTTGCAAACCTTATCTACAACGCATCTGGTGGCGCCGATACAACGATTGGTGGGGTAGACATGGCGCAAACCAATATGAGCCATCAAGTCTACGGAGCAGCATCTGCAGCAATGGGAGATGTCCAGACTACATCCTTTCCATAAATATATCATTTATAACCTTTGAAAGGTTATAAAAATTATACACAGTTCCTCGTGAACTATTGACAGATTGATCCCACGTATTTTGTGTTGCAGGAGCCCGCACCCGAACCGTATGCTTTTCCGATACTGAAGTAACCGCCTGAACTACTGCCGCAGCCCCCAGGTGAACCATGCGTGAGCGTGTCATACCCAGGCGCCGAGTACGCGGGTACAACATAGTACCCAGACACAGACGTGACAGGAACCGGTGGACGGATACCTCTGAATCCTAGATTGTATGATCCCAACTGAGCGTAGTTACAACCAGCCCCGATGTCAGGACCAACCCCAATGTTATTAAGTAAACCAGACATTTTTAGTCACCTAGAAAATATTTTAGGTTTCTATTCTAGATTTGATTCCCCTAAGGGAATGAAATCAATAGGACACACATCATTCTACATCGAGATTATGAGGAACATTGTATGTGAGGTTGTTATCTCTCGCAGCTTTACATTGTTCTTGGGTCAGTTGGTGGATATCGACATAGTCATCGATATCGACATCAATTATGTCATCGTTTTTGATCCATCCAATAACAGTTTTATCATCGTCGAGAACGAAGAAACCGTCCATATACTGACATTGCAATATGTTATGTCCATACCGTCGTTCAATAAAATGCTTTTGTTTGGTAGCCGGCTGGTTTAATCTATCCTTGGTCTGAGGTCTCTTGATAGTAATATGATGATCATCATCATCATCATGATGATCATGATCATCATCATGATCCACGTGTTCCTGTTGTGGTTGTGGTTCCTTATGTTCATTTTCATACTTGAGAAGGTTTTCGATGAGCAGAGCCTTGTTTCCAGACACTGGGAGACCACGCTCCTTAAGTAGATCCTTCAGCTCACGTAGCTTTTTCTTGCTCAAGTCTTCTGGCAATTGAGATTGCTCATTCCTAGGTTTCACCGATCGTTCCTTATCCTTATCCTTATCCTTATTGATATCCTTCTTGGCAGGAGTTTTTTTCTTCTTCTTGACGACCTCTAACGATGCGACAGATGTGTCATCATCCGAATAATCCGAATTGCTGAGTGTTCTCGTCTTCTTAGACTGTTCTTGACCGGACCACTCAGCATAGAGATTGTTCAAAACCTGTGCCTTCCCCACATTATGTTCTTCGCAATACTCAAAGAACTCGAAGAGAAAGGTACCGATGCTATTAACGAGAATGTTCGTGTTCATTTTTAATATCGTATTACTTAGTTAAGTTATTTATCGAGCTATATTTTCAACTTTCAAATCGCGAGAGAATTTTTGTTGTCGTTTCAATTCAACCCTATATGGATCGGAACAAGTCAAATATGCAAGTTAAATATGGAATGGGTTAATGAGACCACTTGTACACACGATTCCATCGCGCGTCGTCCTTATTGCTCGTCTGTATATTTGCCAAGATGCTGTAGACAAATTTCCGCTTATCAACTCTGTCTGCTAACTCAACCCTCTCATACACCTTTGTTAACCTTGTTATGGCGTATTCTAGATCCTCCATAAAGTCATTTTTTCTACCTCTATAGTCGTTCTCATTGAAATAGGCATTCGCTTCATCGTTCATAAGTTGCTGCTCGGTCTTGTTTCGCATGGGCATGTACATAGCTGCGATCACAGGAAACGCGATGGAGATTTGGACATCATTCAACCCAGCTAGGTAGAGTGTTTGAACATCATCTCTCGTTGGAGAGATATTGATATTCACATGATCGAAATTATAAATAATCTCCAAATCAGAAGTTGAAGGGTTCTTTAACAGGATCATCGTGTTTTTCAAGTCCTGTGCTGTACTCATCATCCATGAATTGGTCCATATATTTGCGGCAATAGACCCATAGGATGATATGAGCCTGTTTTCTAATGCCATGTTCTTGTATGCATCTCTCACATACATGAGTAAATATCCCATGTTGTTGTCCCCGTTGTTGTCGCTGCCGACCCCCAACACTGGATCAGTTTTGTCATTCCAGATGATTCTGGTATCCCCTGTTGAGAGCAGTAAGTGTACAAGGGTCGGGTATTGTTTCATCTTCATTCCAATTGCCACTTCATTGTTAGCCTTCAGGTTATGATTAATCCAATCCCTTTTGATGGTGTTGTACGTACCAACGAGGTTTTCCAGAGCCACCGTGTTGACATCGAACATGTTGAGCCCGTCAAGCTCCCCAATCTTAATCAGATTCACGATCATTTGCGCGTACGCGTAATGAACCGCGGACGCGTATTTCTTGCCGTCAATGATCACATCTTCCAAGTAATGAGGTAGGAACGGATCATCTTGTTGAATGTAGATCTTTTCCCTCATGACAGGAGGAACGCGGAGGTTGTTGAGGTCCTCCATGTCTCGAAGCACTGTGCCCAAGATGTCTGTCTCTGTCTCTGGAGTGGCGAGCAATTTGTTCTTGATCTGACGAGCGTTGCGACGCATCTCGCAACGCGTCTTATCTGGAGTGAAACGAAGGCGATTAAAAATAACATCGTAATCTTTCCCCCTTGCATCATATAGTTGATATAGTTGATCCTTGTATACCTGAAGTCGCGGTTCCTTGGCTATTTGTTGCTGCTTTGCCTGTGTGTACTCGGACCGACCCACATTCGGATAGTGCTCCTCAAGAATATGGTCCAAGAAGACGTCCAACAGATGATCCTTGAAGCGGTTCTGTTCCTCCTTCCAGATGCGCTCGCGAACTCTGTACTTGACTACAGGAACGATGTGATTGATATCGAGAAAGATCTCATCGTCCAATGGGAGGTCTTTGTAAGTACGCTTTGCGTACTTCTTTAGATCCACAAAGTCTAAGTCTGGCAACGAGGGGTTTATGGATAGTTCATCTTCCACACCGCTGATGACCTGGAGAACCTCTGTTCTCGGCACCTCTTTTTTCTGTTTTGGGTCATACACAGCTTGTTGGTCTTGCAGTCGTAGCTGATTGAGCAGCACAATAATGTGTTTGTTGTCGTGCACGAGTTGCTTGCCTCGTGTTTGATAAAGTCGGTCCCTCAGCTCCGCACGCTGTCTGAACCGCTCACGCAAACCCTTGATAGACGCATCGTTATAAATAGACACGTCTTCTTGTTCACGAAGACGTAGCATGTTGTCAAATGGGTGGGCCAGCATCTCGCTCATTAGATGTCTGTATTTCTCCGTCTTGAACATGTTTACGTACACGTATTGGTTCACGGTCTTCCAACACCCGTGCTTGAAACTGTAATTGGCGTCAGGTACAGCAACGGCTCCTACTCTAAAATCGAGCACGGACTTGTTACTCAAGAGCCCGAAAGGTTGTGCCTTCGGGCTTGACAGCAATAATGTTTGTTCCACCATTTTGTTTGATCCAAGAAGATTGTAGATCGACTTCACATTCGCGTCCTGAGTGTGAACATGACAAATGCTGCTATGATGATTAGTCCCACAACGATCCACCACCTGAATGTTGAGGTGTCTTGAAATATGTGCCGCACCTTCGCAGGGTCGGCCTCGTAGAACGCGTCGTATCGAGACCGCTTGATTGCTTTCAACTTGGCCTCACTGATCTTGTCTGGCGTAACCTCAATAGGAGGAGAGGTGCATTTGACCAGGATGATTCCTCCAATTCCTGAGACACGTCCCACCGAAAAGAGGGAATCGAGCTGCCCTCCAGCTGTGTTGAATGGGTGCATGGCCATTCTGAAATAACCTTCGTTTCCTAAATAGCGGCCATATGAATTACGGCAGTGCCAGTACGGAACATCCCCGAACTGACCCTCCGCGTACTCAATGTTCTTCGCCACACCCCACCCCATTACAGAGACCGCGTGGAATCCTCTGATAGAACCGGTCATAATATTCCAGCTCATAGCTGTCATTCCCGGAGTGTAGTGACCGTTTTCAAAGTACACACCGCTGTTGATCTCGTTGCCATAAACTAGGAACTTGTTAAAGTTAGAGTACACAGCGAATGAACCAATCACAGGACCGTACTGAAGAATATGTCTCTTCACCATCGTCTTATACACTCGTCTGAATCTCCCCCCATTGTGCACCAATTGTCCAGGGCCGTCGAATTTGTACTTGTACTTACGCTTTGTATTGAAATAACACCCACACGTGGTAGGTACGTTTGCGTTTAGTCTGTCAAGGTAGTTCACATTGACATTGAACTCGTCCCTGCCTTGTCTGTTCGTACACCATTTATCTTCTGAACACCAAGAGTAGTCTATACACGTCTTGTCCATGGCTCCAGAGATTGATAGCTCCCGCGATAAACGGGCTATGTTGCCGCCATTGCACGGATTGCTTTTTATGAAACAGGCCATAATGGATGTGGCTGATACATTCGGTGACCACGAGACAACACCAGAGACAACGTGGCAGTCGGAGAGGACCTGTGCAAGCGTCACCGCGTAGCAGGAACCACATAGGTATTGGTCCCTAACACCATCTATCAAACGCTTCTTCTCACGTACTTCTCGTGAGTCAGAATGAGTTGGTATACCCCATGAAAAAGTCTCAGGGATACTCTGTAACACGTTCATGTACATTATGGAATGTGGGTTGATAAGATCTCCTGGTATCACAGCTTCATCTATAAAGAGGCGGTTTCGTATGTCTGTGTTATAAGGCGGTATGACCATCCTCTTTTTATCGCGTGACAATCCAATACTCCGTTTTGAGCGCGAACTCCATTCTTCGTACACCTCCACTGTTTGATCTCGTATAATGCGTTCGTATTCGTCCATTTTATTGGCATTAGGTTATATGATATATGATAGTATAACAACACCATTTTTCTCAACACATCTGCATAGAAGGTGGGTCAAATAAATAAATATCGTTTAATTAAAATGAATTCGTATAAAGTAGAGAGAGAAGTAGCGAGTCGAAAAAAGCTTGAAGCGATCTGTGACGAATGGCGTTTGGGTGTGAATCCCCTTACAGGAAAAGTATATTCAGCTACTAAACGGGGGGAGCTTGCTTTTAGACGCATGCGCGGTAAGTGTGATCCATGTGCAGAGTTCGCTCTAAATCCACAAGTCAATCCACGTACAGGTCGTCGTATCTCAAACAAGCGCGACATATATAAAAGGTTGGTTCTCGAATGCAGCCCTCCTCGCGCCTCTCGTTCCCGATCAACATCTCGACGACGATCAGCATCTCGACGACGATCAGCATCTCGACGACGATCAGCTCCTCGACGACGATCAGCTCCTCGACGACGATCAGCTCCTCGACGACGATCAGCTCCTCGACGACGATCAGCATCTCCTCGACCAATCGCCTCTCGACGACGATCAGCATCTCCTCGACCAATCGCCTCTCGACGACGATCCTCCTCTCGTTCCCGATCACGCTACCAATGAAATGTGAATCCCTTTCGAAAAGAGAAAGCTGAGCGTTCATGGCAACGGCACATTGGTTCCAACCGAGTGTGTCCAGCAGCGTCTGAATGATCAGAGAATGCTGAAAGGGTTAGAACGCCCTACACTTTTGCTGCGTGAGACGAACCGGTGTAAGTTAGAGGATAAACTTTTCTTTATTAACACAAAATGGCTGAATTAAAACATCCTATTGGGTATCTCGAGCGCTCTGACTTCGCAGATACGGGTGACTTGGTTGGACAACTAGGGGATAAACCTGTCTTTGTCATGATTCAAGGGAGTTATTGTAGTGGATGCACAAGTGCAAAGCCCGATTTCCAAAGATTGGGTAACGACGGAACAGTGACGTGTATGACAATCCAAATAGATGGGGACCGTCAGAGTGAGAAGGATATTCAATCATCAGGTGTGTTGAACAACATCTACCCCAATTTGGAGACTATCCCCAGTTACATCCTTTACGTCAACAAAAAGAAACGGGTTCCCTACAAAGGGCACGACCGATCGTTTGCTGCGCTGAAGCAATTTGTCGAGCAGCACGTTTAACCCATTTATCTGCGCTAGCGTAACGGTTCATTACTCCTAGAGTAATGAACGTCTCGAAATTCTCGAAATTCTCGAAATTCGAAATTCTAGTAGTGGTAGTATTTTTCCTTGCTGCTACCCATGAGCCACGCAATGATGATTAAGACCAAGATCACGGTGATGACGATTACCAGTGGTTTTGTGAAATAGGCTTTGATTGTATCCATGGTGTTAGCGACGTTACCGTACATCATCTCACGATCATCGTAATCGTGAGGAAGAAGTGGTGTTGTCCTTGTTGGATACTGACCTCCTGTGTATCCTGGCTGAGGGTATGAAGCATGGCCGTATGGACTGTCCTTGTAATACATTTTTGGTAACTGAGGAAAATATTTCAGAATGAATTGCTTTAACCAAGTCATACCTGTCATACCTGTCATTGGGTTAAAACTGAGTGACAACGACAATCAACACTATTATAAGGATAGCAATTGCGAACAACTCGTATTTGTACCGTTTAGCAAATTGAATGAATGTCTTGTCTGTCTCAAGCTCGTCTCCATTGGTATCTATTGGAGTTGGAATTTTTGGAGGTACATGTTTTGAGGGGGGTTGTGAAGGGTGTTTATCAAATTGACACACGATATCGTTCTGAACATGGTCAATGGATACATTTCCATCCTCGATGATGTCAAATATAACCTGGCACATTTTGTCTGGGCATGTGGGGTTTGTGAGTTGGGTTGGTACGAGGTATTTTGACCTGTTAGCACAAGCTGTGTACCAGCAACCGTCATTGATTGAGTGGGCCCCTTTCATCGCCTGATACGCGGTGTTCTCGGCTCTATTGATACATTTACAATCCTCAGTGTTATGACGCAGGCAGTAGTTCTGCATGGTGGCGTCCTTGACATGAATGGGTTGTCTCTCAAACCATATCCTACACTCGTTACCCCCCTCTCCTATAGATTTCAGACGACTACATTCATTCATTCCCTTGGGGCATTTGTTGACCTTCTGAGTACAATACTTCGCCTCAATATCGTTGTTTTCGCCAAATTTATCTTTGTAGGCGAGCACCTGTGCCCGTGTATCGATTTTGTCTAGATTGTATATACATTTGAGGTTTGGTGCTTGTTTGTCCCATCCATAGTATATGAGTGGGTCTTGTCCCTGGGTGCTGCGGCCGATTTCACACTCGTCCCTATCTGGATGCGCGCAACGGGGCTGCGATGTGCAGAAGCCTCCGCAGCAGGAGTCTGTTGCAATCTGCCAGTCCGTGATGTTGTGTGTCGAATGGCAGGGTACGCGCGCGCTGAATGCGGAACAATGGAAACATCTACAGTCTCCTGGTTGATACTGTTGTTTTTGACTTGTTTGGACTAAACGTCCTACTACATGTTCTCCCATTTTGATAAGGTGTGAGAAAGATCCCAGTATTTCGACGTTGGTATGAATGGGTAACTCAAAAATGGAATCAAAACTCAATTAGCGTTGGATCCACCACCAAACCCCGATCACGATGACGGTGATGATGAGCCATGCGGTGTTGCTATCCTTATTTCTAAAGTCATTGCGGTCTCCATTACCCACGTCAATGTCAATGTCGAGCAAGCCGCGCCTGTTTATCTCGCGTACCTTCTGAGGAGTGGCCATGTAGTACGTGTTTGTCCGCTGCCTATTGATCTTATTCCTATATTGCTCAGATATCTGATTAAGATCTACCACCTTGGGACGTTTTGTTGCGCGAATGAGGATCATGGAGCCCACAGGTCCTCCAAGGTCTGTCATGACCTGTTTGTCGAATTGTGATATCTTGTTGAAGGGGTACATAGCCATCTTAAAGTAGCCGCCCTCGTTACCCCACTTTTCTCCCCATGAGTTGCGACAGTGCCAGTAGGGAACATCCCCTGTCCTGTTGTTGTCGTACTGGATGTTGTTGGCAACGCCCCATCCGACGATACTGATTGCGTGTAGCCCAATGGTCTCGCTTGTCATTTTATCGCTAAACCTCAGTTTTCCTCCCTGATACCCGTTGTAATCAGCGCGATCGAGATACACACCCCCATTGAAGTTGGGATCTGTGAAATTGCCAGTGAAGAAGTTTTTCAATACCACGTAGCCCCCAATCACTGGTCCAAAGTCTAGGATGTGGCTCTTGACTGTGTTTCTGAAGATGTTAATAGACGCATTTTTATTAATGAAGAAGGCGTCGCTGCCGTAGTCGAGCTGGTAGAGATACTTCTTGACACCTTTATAGTAGCAGCCACACGGTTTGGGGATGTTATGGTTGAGCTTGGTGGCCAATGTTTTGGCGTCAAAGTGGCGTGCCGATGACACGCTCTTGCACAATTCGTTGTCTCCAGAGCACCAGGAATAGTCCACGCATGACGTATCTGCAACGCCTTCACGTTCTAGGTAGGGGGTGACGGCGGCGGGGTTTCCTCCGAGGCACATGTTGTGTCCCGTAGGTATACAGGACATGAGGTGGGTGGCGCTGATGTTGGGCGCCCAACCAACCGCTCCCGAGACGACGAAACAGTCACTCATCGTGTCGGCGATACTAACCGCCCAACACTTTCACTCTTAACAATTTCCCATACATTTCTATTCGTAAATAGTGTGTAATCAATACATATCCAAACATATGTACATAACATCATTCCAAGGTTACATGATAATAAAAAAGTCATACATCTAAACTATTAACAGTTATTCAATAATTAACATCAAAATAGACATCTAATCATTATTAATGTGATAATGACTTAACTACATACAAACATATATAAAATGGCAGGTATAAATGAAGGTCAAGCCGATCTACACCCCTTCATATTTGAAGGACACAACGTCTACCTTCTCAACGATCTTATCACATTTGATAGACCGTTCTTTATAGGATGTATAGACAAACCCAGGAAAACAATCCAAAAGAAAAACATACCCGACGACCAGTACTGGTTCGCTACATACAGTAAACGAACCGATACGTGGTCTCCAGCAACTCCCAAAAGCAGGAAAGCCAAGATCCTCATATCTGAGGATTGGGTTCACAACAATCTCCCTAAATTTACTGGCGAACAGGATGCCTACAAGTACAAACCCCTTCCACCTCTTATTGAATTGGAGGATCACGAAAAGTTTACAGACCAAGCAGGAAACGTGTATGAAGTTGAGGTCAGAGGATATAAATCTGAAACATGTATTCGGTTCAAATGTGAGGATATCGGTAAT